GGCCAAGGGCCAGCATCACCGAGTCCGGCTCGAAGCCGGAGTAGATCAGCCGCTGCGCCATCTCCACCTTCTTCGAGGTCTCCACGAGGTCGGCAGCGCTGAGGTTCACATTGGCCAATGGCACCCGGTACACATCGCCGCCGTCGACCGGCGGCATGTCCTCCAAGCGATGGATGTCGTTGATGGACAGGAACCCGGACTGGGTGCCGATCGAGTAGGCCTGATAGCGGGACTCCAGTGAGCCACGCAGCAGGCCGTCGACGTTGAACCGAAGGAACGCCTGGCTCGGCAGGAGGGTGCTGTACGCCTCCTCGATCTTGGAGATGTACGGCAGCAGGGTGAAGGTGACGAACTGCCGCGCGTTCTCCTCGACCGAGGCGTAGGACATCGCACCGGGTCGAGTGACCTGCAGCATGTGCGGCGGGATGCGGAACGCGCGCGCGAGGGACTCGACGGCGAACTGCCGAGACTCCAGCATCTGCGCCTCGTTGGGGTCGACGCCGGTCTTGACGAACTTCGCACCAGCCGACAGCACGCCAGGCCGGTGCGCCTTGCGTAGGCCACGATGGCCGACCTCGAACGAATCCTGCAGCGCCTTCGCCTGGTCGCCGTTCAGTTCTCCGGGAACTTCGATGATGCCCGAGGTCGTCGAGCCTTGGCCGAAGAACCTAGCGGCGAACTGCTCCAGCGCGCCGGTCAGGCCGAGGGTCTCCTTCAGCTCGTCCACGCGCGACACGCCGCGCAACTGGCCAGGCTTGCGCAGTTCAGTGATGTGGAGCATGTCGTCTTCGGGGACGATGAAGGCGCCGTGGTCGATGACGAACTCGATCTGGCCGCGCGCATCCCGGCGGACCGTCACCCGGTACGGGTCCAGGACGCTCAGCGCGACCGGCTCGCCCGTCGAGGGGGATCGGATCACGCGCACGAAGGCATTGCCGTCGATCATGAGGGATGCCAGGACCATGCCGAAGTGATCGGACCTCGGCACGCTGCGGTCAGGCTCGGGCCGGTCGACCCACTCCGGCCGAGGCCGATATGGCACCCGGCGGCCGTCGACCCGCTGGAACGTGTCCAGTGGCAGAGTGCTGGCCACGTCCGTGATGAGCCGCACGCAGGCGTAGAAGACCTCCAACTTCAGCGCCATATCGCGGTTGACCGTGACGCCGGAGAACGTGCCGCGCGGCATGTCCTGCCCGGACGCCCAGAGCGCCTGGAAGGTGATCGACCGGCGCTCGCCGCCGAGGAGTCGCTCAAGCATCGCGAGCCTCCGAGATGCCGACGAGGACCAAGGCGACGCCGGCGACGATCAGGCCAGCAGGTGGGAAGATCCACGCCGTGCCAGCCGCGATCGCGAGCAGGCCGACGGCCTGCAGGATGCGCGCCATCGGGCCTCCTAACTGAAGAACTGCGGAACCGGGGCCGGTGCGACCTCGGTGAAGTGGACGGCCCGCTCCAGGGCCATGATCGACGCCACGGCGAGGTCGATCTTCTTGCCGGACATCCGGCCCTCTTTGCGGATACGGGTGCCGCGCGAGTCGGACGTGAGGATCGCGTTGCTGACGTGCCGCGCTAGGGACGCATTGCCGTCATGGGTCAGCTGCCGTTGGTTGACGTAGTCGCTGAACCGTTGCGTCGCCGGTGACATGCGTGCCGCCGTCTGCGGGAACTCCACGACCGGCAGGCCCTCGTCGGCCAGGACCTCAAGGCTGCGAGCCCAGCGGTGCGGGTCGGCGGTGATCTCCACCACGCGCCAGCGCAGGCACGCCGTGCGAATCGCGTCCTCGACGTCGAGGATCGGCGCACGCCACTCGTGATCACCGGGTGGCTTCTCCCACAGTCCGGCGACGGACAGGTGCGGGAACTCACCGACCTGGACGACGGACAGCGCCGTGGAGTCGCCGTTGAAGGACCCGTCCAGCCCGAGGACGACGGTGGCCCCGTCTGGGATCGGCCTCGGGTCGTGGCATTCGTCCCAGGCTTTCTGGCTGAGCCAGGTGCCCTGGATGCTGACCGGCAGGTTCCACCAGTAGCGCTGCCACTCGGCAGGACTGGTCTGCGGGTCGTCCCACGACGCCGCGATGGCATCGAGATCCATCCAGGCAGCCGCTGGTCCATAGACCTCCTTGAGCCCAGCCAGGCGGTCCTTCTTGCGCGCCGGGTCCCACTTCGAGGCGGCCTGCTTGTGATCGAAGAGCAGCGAATCGTCTTTGGTCCGCTTCTCCACCTGCATCCGCCAGAAGTCGAACGTGCCCTCGGCCACCGAGCCCTCACCCGGGGCGAACATCGTCGTCGTCTCCATAGCCCAGCCGGCGGCGGCTTTGCGCTTGAGCAGGTTCCGCAGGACGATCTGGTGCATCCTCTTGAGCCGAGGATGGACCCACAGGTGCGTCTCATCGAACACGCAGAACGTCGACTTGCCGCCGTCCTTCGAGGAGTCCGCTGCAGACTCCGGCGTGATCACGCCGCCACCTGGCAGCAGGGTGCGGGTCAGGCCGACGTCGATGCCTGGATAGGCCCGCTTGACCCCATCGCTGGACAAGATGAACCGGATCGCGTCGTAGGTGTTGCCGGCCTGGCCCTCCTCCGTCGCGAAGCACAGAATCTCGGGGCGTTTCACGTGCAACCCGACCGGCTCGCCCTTGGCATATTCGTAGCCCCACGCCGAGACCTCTCCGGCCTTGGCGAAGTGCGAGAACCGCACCGGGCCGATGGCCTCGACGCAGGCGATCATCGCCGCAAGTTCCGACTTCGCGCGGCCCTTCGGCCTGGACAGAACCGCGCGGCGGACCTTCCGAGCGCCCGAGCCGTCGATCGCGTACGCGCGGATCACGAACGCAGCGAACTCGTCATCGAGGACGATCGGCTCGCCCTCGACGTCGCCCGGACCGTGGACCAGGAAGGTCTCGATCCAATCGACCAGGGCAAAGCCGAGACTGTCAGCCAGCCTCATCGACGACCTGCAGCAGCCGAGCCCGGCGAGCCTTCGCCTTCGGTGCGCGGATCTCCGGCTTCAGGTCCTCGTCGACCTGGACCTTCAGCCGCATCCGATCCTCCGGCGTCGCGCCGAACTTCGCCACCCGGATGCGGACCTCGGCGGCCATCTTGAAGTCGCCGTTCCACATGGCCGAATGCATCATCGCGGTGTCCACCATGAAGTCCCAGTCAACGGCGGCCATGTGCTGCGCCTGAGGTGATCGGCGCCAGTTGTCCCACCAGGCGATGGTGCGCGGGTGAAAATCCACTGAATCTGGCAACTCAGGTCCCCTCAGGGCGCCATCAGCCTCTAGCCTGGTCATCTCGGCCTGGCGGCGCGCCGTGTCGTTCGGACGAGACCGAACCGCCTTCGGGGCGGGACCTTTACCGGGCATGACGACTCCAAGGGGTACGCAGTGGGATGGTTCACAAGCAAAAAGCAGCCGCAAGCCGCGCAGGTGCGAGAGCCAGTGCAGCCGATCGGATACGCGGACGCCGGGCCGTACTTCGGCCTACCTGCCGGGCATCACATCGCATCGTCGCATCACCTAGAACAGGGCTACTGCGAGCGCATCGAGCGCGAGCCTGACCAGGAACCGCTCTGGCCGGCGACCGCGCGAGTACGCGGCAAGGGCATCGAGCTGCTCGTCGATGGCGTGCTCTACAGCGTCGCTGAGGGCACCATTCCGATGATGCGCCGGGCCTGCGCCTTCAGCGGCGGAACTGCCAAGGTGCTCATCCTCGGAGACAAGCGAACCTCGAAGATGTCCAAGGTGTACATGCGCGTGCGCTAAGGCGTAGTGCAGGCATAGACGCTGATCGAGGACGTGCCGGCACTGTTCCAAATGATCCAGTCACCCGGGAACGATGACCAGCCGCTTGGACACGGACCGGCGACGAAGAAGATCGCGCCGCCGGAGATCACCGTGCCGTCGGAGCCGTCAGTGCCAGCAGGCCCGGCAGGGCCAGCAGGGCCGGTCGCACCGGCAGGTCCGGTCGCGCCGGTCTCGCCACGCAGACCCTGCGCGCCAGGAGCACCAGGCGCGCCGTTCAAGCCGTCGCGCCCATCGCGGCCACGCTCACCGGCAGGCCCACGGTCACCAGCAGGACCAGGCACGGCAGCTCGTGCCTCCAAGGTCTTGAGCCTGGCTTCAAGCGTGGCAATCTGCTTGCGTAGTCTCCTGGGCCGGTTTTGCGGCAACCGATGGCGCAAAGCCGAGGACGAGCAAGGCGGCAGCGATGGAGGCAAGGCGGCGCATGAAGTACCTCGCAGTGGTGGCAGTGAGTAGTTGAATCGTGAACCAGGTGGCCTACACATCCTGCGAGGGAGT